CAACTTCTTGGAGATAATGTCATGGAGTATTCGTCCATGCTTATCCACATACTGGTAGAGGACAAGTGTGTTGCCGTCGAGGGATACCGCCAAATTGGATATGAATTTATTTCGTCCATCGTTAAGGACCAAGTATTCAATTTCCTGCTGATATGTAAAATTCTTTGCAGCCTGACAGATTGGTTCACTGTGTCTGAGAAGTAAGCACTTGATTTGGAACTCAGCCAGGTGTTTAGCGTCCATGAGTTCTTTGGTAGTAATGACCTTGCGAACTGATCCGAATAGTCCTTCAAGAACAAGTCTGTGTGTTTTTGTTCCGTCCAAAGTGCCTGTAGTGCCAATTCTGTATTTTGCATTTGTTAGTCCTGTCATAATATCTGTAAGAGACTTGGCCTTGAACTGATGTGCTTCATCACCGATAACAAAATCAAATTGTGCGAACCACTTCTTGGGCATCTGGTAAATAGATTGCCAAGTTGAAATTGTCAGGAACTTGTTTGTATCTTTTTCCTGACCCTGATAGATTTTGTGTATATTATCATCAACATTCCAATCATTCGTATCACTATAATCTTTGAAGTCCGACGTTAATTGTTCTACCAATGATATCGTCGGTACGACTATCAAGCCTCTTTTCAATCCTCTATGTGATAGAAAACGAGCCAAAAGATAAATAATAAGAGACTTACCACTTGCAGTGGGGCTAAGTAGTAAAGTCCTTCGTGTACGAATAGCATGAACGAATGCATCCAACTGATAATCTCTTGGAGCATGTTTCGGCCTTATTTTATCTACAAATTCGTTAGCCTCTGCTAAAGAAAATTCCTCATCATAACTTTCGTTTTCATATTCCCATTCGTAGTTTCGTTCTTCACAAAACTTAGCAACATAAGGTACAAGCCCACGATATAGTTGTTTGTTTCTTACATCAAACAATCTTATCTTTCCGTCCCACAGTCTTGCCTTATATTGTGGCGTAAACTGATAACCAGGAACTTGAAATGTAAATGCTTCACGAAGTTCATAAGCAATATCATCTTCACAGATGACTCTCACGAATGCTTCATTCTCATTCACTATGATTACTTTACTGCCCACCTACAAATTTTTCCCAATCCATGTATGATTTCAATTGCCAAGTTCTATTGTTTAATTCTTTCAGAACGTTTTTGCAGAACTCGACAATTTCTTCATGCATAACTTTCTTTAGTAGTATGTTATTTAGTTCAGTATCAGAATCAAGATAATGCTGCAAGTCTGCACGAAGAACCTTCTTCATCATTGGTTCTAGACCGTACTTCTCTAAATCTTCTGGATTGTTAAGATCGCCAGAATAGTATTCCCACTTTATCTTGCGCCGTGAGTTGTATTCTGCTAAGAATTTCTTGACAAGGAGATTGTGATGTGTCATGATACGCAAATACTTCGCATGAAGTTTTGGTATGTTAGCCATTGCTTTCTGAGGTTCAGTCTCATCATAGCCTGCATCTTTTACCCACTCTTCCATTAGAACGTCAATATTCACTGGCGGTTTCATAGTTTCTCCATTACAAAAAATGTATATTACTATACTACGTTTTTAGGTAAAAGTCAACTACAATCTTTCAAAATTGAAGATATCGTATCTGAATGTTAGATCGGCTGTAGGAGTCGTATCGGCTGAATTTGTTGTGCCAAACTGAATGCCGCTGAGACTGACAGGAAATACGTTTTTGAACTTGATACGAATGTTAGGAATATTGGCATTGGTATTCACAGTCAACATTCCGTCTTGATATGGAGATGCGTCTCTATCATTGTATTTGATGTATTGTTTAGCACTTTCGGGTCTTGTGAGTGAAACAATCCACTTGTATGTTTCTTCCCAAACTCTCAAGTCTTCGTCAATCAAGAATGAAATTGTAAATGGTTCAAAAGACATCTTTGTTGGATGACGGAAAGTATTTGAGAAAGGAGTAGGTACTTCAATTTCACTAGATGAGACTCCAGGAAGATTAATACTCTGGCAAAAATATTTTGCAAAGGGAAGATTGGGAATGACAAATGTATATCTAGTTGTCTGTAGAAAACTAGTATTGTCTGGTATAGTAGTTAGAAATGATTCTGTTGACATTGAAGTACCTCTGTATTATTTATAAAAGAAAAGGGCAGCATTGCTGCTGCCCCAATCTCTGTCTTGCCCCGACAATCTTATGATTACATAAGGTTGCGAACGCGGAAGATACGATAGTAGTTGTTTGTGCGGGCTGTAAGAACACCAAGACCAGCAGTTGTACCCTGAGCGAATGGGTTTGCTACCATGCCGTAACGTGTCTTGAAGCCGATCTTTGGCTGGAATGTATCCTGACCGATAGCGCGAACCATCTGGAGAGGAACGTATGGGCAGTAGAACAAGCCAGCGTCATAAGGAGATGTACCCTTATAACCAACTAGAACTAGTTCGTCGCCGTTTGAAGAACCGCCGAAGTATGGGTCGATATAGACCTTCACACGGCCGTGCATAACACCAGCGAATGTGTTGCCTGTATCGTCAACTTCTAGGTTAGCCTGAAGAGCAGGTGTGTAGTCAAGAACGCCAGCCATTGCAAGAGCAGAAGCAACGTCAGAAGATAGGATTAGGGTATTACCCTTACCACGACGAGTTGCCTTAGCGATTGCGTTGCATTCACGCTCAATCTGGAATACAAGACCCTTGAACTTTTCAACTGACCAACGGCCGTTTGAGTCTGTGTCAAGGTCGAATGTACCAGAAGTTGTTGTACCGTAAGCAGCACCAACTACAGCCTGTTCGTAGATTGTACGAATGACTTCACGGTTGATTTCAGCTAGGATTTCTGTAGACAGAATGTTTGCAAGTTCTGTCTCAGCATCAAGACCGTGAACAGCCTTAAGATCCTGAGCCAATTCCATTGTGTACTCAGCCTTTAGAGCGCGTGAGCGGGCTGTTACAGTTACCTTCTCAATTGAGAAAGCCATTTCAGCAAACAAGTTGCCAGCAGCATCGCCAAGGGCTTCTGCTCTAGCGGTTGACATACCGTTAGCTGTTGTGAATAGTGAAGAGTCTAGAACGTTTGAAACTGGGTTTGAACCTGTCTGTAGTGAACCACCAACAGTGTCGCCAGCCTTGTTAGAAGATGAGAAGCGAGTGTTAGCTTCGTTGAAGAAAGCTTCTGTACCGTTCTGATTGTCATACTTTGAACGCATAGCGAAGATAAGTCCTGTTGGACCTGTCATTGGCTGAACGCCGCAAACGTCATAAGCAATCAACTTTGGTAGAGAACGACGAACCAATGAGATAAGAATTGGGTCATAGTTCTGTACATATGTTGAAGATGTTGCGTTTGTTGGAGCAGATTCGTTAAGCTGACGGCCTTCTTCTGCCATAGCCTTTTCCTGGTTCTCAAGAATGATGGCTGTAACAGCACGACGGTAAGAGTCCTTAATCTTTCCTGCACCTTCGTGGTCCAATACTGGAGACCACTTCTGTTCTAATTGTTCTGTAAGATACATTTAATTTCTCCTTTTGAGATATCTTAGTATTATTTATTGTTTTCCATTACTTAGGAAGTGATTTACCAAGTGCGCGAACGTACTTGTTCATTGGTGTATTTTCCTCAGAAATCATTGTCTGACCTTCTGTACCTGGTACAATTGTATCAAGTTCGGTCTGAGCATTTACTGATGTTGGGAAATAGCTTTCGCGCAATGTCTGAATCTTCTTTGCATATGATGAAGAATCTACAAATTCAACGTTCTCTGAAAGCTGCTTTAGCTTCTCAGCCTGAGTTGCTGTTAGACCTTCAGTCATGGCATACATAACTTCGTTCTTGTTGCTCTCAGATAGAACCTTTGTCAATTCAACATTACGTTCAATTTCTTCATTTAGCTTGGACTCAAGTTCTTCAACCTTGTTACCAAGTTCTTCAACAACTGAAATCTTGTCTTCTGGAATATCAATGTAGTTCTCAGCAAATAGCTGACGTAGGCCAGAAATGAAGTCTTCTGTTAGTTCTGTACGAAGACCGGCTTCGATAGCCACTTCGTTGTCAGACACCCACTGCTCAACCACATAGTTTAGATAGTCATCAACATTAGATGACAACTCTTCCTTGATTGTGTTTACTTCCTCTTCTAGAGTGGCAGCATATGCTTCTTCTAGACGAGCAATTTCAGACTGCATCTTAGCCTTAACAGCAGCTTCGAAAATTGTTACCGCCTTTTGCTTAAATTCCTCTGATAGGTCTTCACCAGCAAATAGAGCCTCTACGTGTTCGTTCATGTCTACTTCGTAGTCATATTCTACTGGAACTTCTGCTTCTTCTGAAACAAACTCAAAGTTTTCTTCGATAGCAGCAACGATTTCATCCTCAGAAGCGCCTTCTTCAATCATCTGGTCGATGAAAGCCTGGAGTTCTTCCGTCATTTCGACGTTTTCATCCATTTCTTCTTTCTCTTCCTTTTCATCTTCCTTTTCTTCGTGCTTGGCTTCCTCTAGAACTTCATCTTCAAGTTCTAGGTCTTCTTCCATTACTTCCTTTTGAGGAGGCATTGCTGGAACAGCGCCCTTACGTGAAGGTGAAGCCTGAGATGTGTCCTGCTTCATTGTAGCAGCCTTAGCGCCAACGTTATCGCCTTCGCCTGGCTTCTTTGGTGCATCTGCAACCATTGTAGCGTCATTGCTCATTGGACTTGGCTCAACGCCGCCCTTTGCGCCGCCACCTGGCTTTAGAGTGGCCTTGTTTGGATTTGAAGACTTGGCATCACGATCTGGTGCCGAATCATTAGATTCGTTCATCAAGATTGACTTTGCCACTTCTGTTAATGACTTACCCATATGAGAATACTCCTTTTTCGTATTATTTATAATTCTTTAAAGTTTAGAGATAAAGTTTTCAAAGAGACGTAGTGCTACTGCCTCAATATCATTTTTAGATGCTTCTTTGATTTGCTTTTTAGCCATCTCAAATTGCACTTCTTTCCAACCTGTGTCCGTTAGAACCCATTCTGCATTTTCCATAATACCCTGTACAAAGGCATTTGGAGCAGATGGATCAGCAACGATATCGGCCGCTGTAGCCAAATGAAAATCGTCCTGAACAAGTTGATATCCGTTGTGTGGCTTTAGAGACCCTACGCCTCTGGTTGACACACCCAAACTAGCACCACCGTCTAGTAAACTCTTCACAATCTTTCCGTTAGGAGTATCCATAATCTTGGCTTTACCCATGATGTTATTGCCATCTGGATAAAGCTTGGTAATCATGTGTGATACACGATCCAAATTAATAGTTGGAGAATCAGGATGACC